GAGCTAGTACCAAGATCAATGTCATTATCTGTAACAGGAACAATAGCACCGTCTTGAACGCGCACTTGCTCAACAGCGGCAGCAGCAACTTCAACGAATACACCAACACGATTATTGCCAGTGTCTACAGCAACTTTGTTAAGAGCGTCAGAGTCTGCGATCAGGGTGACATAGTTACCTTCAGTGGCGCTACCATCATGGCGGTGACCACCAGCAAGCAGGAAGGCATCACGCAAGGCATTGAGTTCGTTATTGATTGGCGCTGCTCGTACAACGGCGGTTGGCACGATGTCGGCAGCAGATTGTCTTTGATATCCAGCCAAGATTATCTCCTGTCGTTAAATGAAAAGTTCAAGACCATACCTTGAATGTTATGACTGGCATTTGTATCAAACGTAACATATTTAAATGAAACAGAGAAACCAGAACCTGAAATGTTTGTCTTCACCACTGGTGAAGGATTACCATCGTATATAACGCCACTATCGTACACAGCAGTATTATAATACGCTGCTGCACCAGCCGTTGTTATATCATAGTTTGACGGATTAAAAACATTAACGCTGTCTTCAAAGTCATAAGATACAGAAAAAACAATGTTAGTACTTCCTTCACTACGCAAGAATGTAGTTATATTGTAGAAGTTCTTGCGGATAGTGGGGTCTTCAAAGTAGAAATATGGAGTTTGATAGATGCTAAGAATTTCACGACTATCAAAGTTGCTGCCAGTTTCTTGCTTATAAACCTTACCATTAGACGCGCCATGAATGATAATTTCATTAAAACCAATGTAGCCACTGGTAGCGCATGACACCACCATATCAAACAACAAGCTATATTCAAAGGCACTACCACGATCTGTCTTACGGATGCCGCCAAGGAATCCAAACAAGCCTTCAGTTGGCAACATAAACCGAAACTGACTCTTCTTATTTAGCACGATCATGCTAACTGTCTCAGTGTCAATACTACCTGCAACCAATTCATCTACAATCGAAACAACAGTACTTTGTACCTGTTTAGAAATAGTCTCAAGTTCGATGTCACCAATACGAGCAGTGCCAGAGATTGGTCTAAAGCCATCGTTACTAAGAAATATTAAGTTACCAGCAATCTCAACAACACTATCAGAAGCAACACAACCAAGGTTGCTAGTAACTTCTTCAATTCTAAAGTCTGCAATACTTGTTCCAACAAGACGATTGATTGCGTTCTTACCGAAGATGTATAACGAATCACGAAAGCTTTTAATTTGTACAATTGGAAAACCAACATTGATAACACCAGCGCCATTGGCTGGAGTGAAGTCTGTCTCAGCCAGCGGTGCAGAGAAATACAAGTTGTAAGGGTCAGTTGTATCACCGGCTAAAAATAAATGATTAGCAAAATGCGTTACAAACTTAGGCTTTGCCGGTGCTGGTGAAGCAAGCTGTGTATAGGTTGTACCATCATAGACAGCTGCACGATTGACACCATCTGCCATTGCCATCTTATCAACACCCCAAGACAGGTTCTCAAAACGAACCTTCTTGACACCAACCATTGTTATACCAGCAGTAGTGGTAATAGCGACCCACGCAGACGTAGAAGTATTCCAGCGGTAGAAATAACTAGTCGATGGAGATGTGGGCTTACGGCAAGCAAATATTCCATTGTTAATATTCTCAGAGATGTTTACACCAAGCACAGACCCTTCACCGGGAACTGTACCATATGTATTTGTATAGCCGCTAATGCGGCGATATCCACCAGTGATAGATGGCTCATAATTAACTAGCTGAAGACCGCTGCCGGGATACAACTCTCCCTGCGCTAGCATGTCCTTGTTGGTATCTAAGCCACCTTGGCAGCTTACTTTATATGCCTGAATCTTATCAGCCATTCATCACCCTAGTGGAAAGAGTTGGCCTAGTCAGCATAGCAGATCGCACCGATAGCGGCTCATCCATGAGCAGCCTTCGCATTGTCTTAACACCTTGTTCAAACTTATCTTTGTGGATAGAAGCGCTTTGCTCATTGCTGCGAAACAGCATCATGAACATCATAGCGCCATCAATAATTACATTGTTGAAGCGCTCTGGAATAACACATACATCAGAGAACAAAGAAAGAGAAGTTGGAAAGCTCCAGTATTTGTACTCAATAACATATGCTAAGTTTGGAGGTGGAGATACAATGAACTTATTCTCTTTAGTCTGGCTAACTATTCTAGGTGGTCCATATCCACCAGTGCCAGAAGATTCGTCTTTACCACGATATTCTTCAATGTATTGTGTATATGAAATAACTTCTAGATTGCCGGGTTCATTACTATCATTCAGCTTCTTAAGATAGAAGCTTTGCCAATCAACACTGTTCAAGGTTGCTGGAAAAGAATATGTTGCCTCACCAACAGTGAGGGTTTGTAAATATGTAACTAGTGTGAACGGCCATTCCTGTGCAGAATGTAACAGTTCCCTTACGGATGAATTGATGGAGTCTTTAGCAAGAGCTTGGACATTACGGGAAGCAGCGAAGTTTGTAGAGTCAAGCTCTACTTCATTCAAGCGCCGTAGCAATTCATTCGTAAGGGAAAGATAGGTTGATGACATATTAGCTTTGTTAAAACAGAAAAGAAGAGGGCCAAAGCCCCCTTCCTAGTTACTAGCTATTAAGCCAGTTGGTCGCGGTCAGCTTCGTCTGTTGCAGGACGGCCATCAACATTCATCAACACAGCCCACACACGAGCAACACCAGAAGTAGGTGCAGTGGTAGCAGTGGCGATCAACAAGTCAATAGTGTCAGCAGTAGCGCCAATCACGACAGGCTGGAAAGCAGCAGCGTTCTGTGCGTAAGTACCAGCAACAGCAGCGTCAGCGTCAAAGCCGTCAACGAAAACATCAGCGTCAGTACCAGTGATACCCAAATCGAAAGTGGTGTCGCTTGACTCACCAGCGAGGAGAGTAGTGATTTCGATACCAGCATTCAAGATGACAGTGTTAACGGGAACAGAGATGCACTCGATAACGTCAGCAGCAGCCAAGGCAGAACCTTTGGAGGTTGCAGCAGCAGCGAAGTCGATAAACCTATCAACAAGATAAGGTACGGAGCCAGCAGTGCGACCAGCGGAAGCACCACCAGATGTGGTAGTAATAGTAGCCATTTTAAATTTCCTTTATGTGTAAATATATAAACGGGGAAGCCTTGTGAGCCTCCCCTGTTTCATCAAGCCACGTTGTACTTGGCAGTCACGATGCCTTCAGGACGAAGGATTTTGCGACCATAGAGGTGCATACCGCGAACAATGTCAGCGAAGCTGTCAGGGTCACGATAGCTCTCGGTCTTGGTGATCTGCTGAGCAGTTGCAACAGCGCTGTCATGACCGGCAACCATAACACCATAGTTGGAGTTCTGGTTAGCGGAGCCAGCGGTGCCGGGACCAGTACCAACTTTTGGCAGGTTGTTCGACACATACACACGGAAGCCGTGCAGATTGTTCAAGATCAAACCGTTTTGCAGACCAGAACCACCGAAGTCGCCATTCAGAAGACGGCTGTCCTCATCTTTCAACATCTCGACAAAGATTGGGTCAACAACAATCCAGCGACCTTGCGTGTCAACAAATTGTTGATCAAGCAAACGGCTCATGCGCGAAATCACCATCAGTGGGGAGGCCGTTGCGGTAGGCAGGGCGGTAGCACCGGGGAGGCGTGGAGCCAGAGGGATGGAATGATCACCAGCAGAAGCTGTGGTGATGTTGGTGAAGCTACCTTTGATCAGCTTCATGCTAGACAACAGTTCGTCAGAGCCAGCGCTGGTGACGGCTTTAGTGCCGGGAGCAGTGGTACGAGCAGTGTCAGCACTTGCATGCTTGGCAGACTGTTGGAAGCCAGTGAGATAGCCAAGAACGTCTTGGTCATACTGGTCGCGCAGACGATAGGCGGCACGGTCAGAAGCCATCTGCATGAAATTCACATGCGAATGAGCAGCTTCGATGTCATCAATCTTGAATGCGTAGTAGTTAGCTTGGTCAACAACCAGCGAGAAATCTTCGTCATCGAGGTCTTGAGCGGTGATCTGAGTACCACGAGCATAGGCTTGCACCGACACTTCAGGTTCTTTGATGATCTTAACGCTATCACCCATTGCAGCGATCTCACCGAAGTAGTCACTGTTAGTGATGTCTTCAATAGTAGATGCTTTACGGAAAGCGAGTTGTACTTGTTTGCTGTAGATTACAGCAGAGAAATTGCCATTGGGCAAATTGCCGTAACCGGCAGCTGATGGAAAAGCCATTTTAAATCTCCTATAGATATATTGGCATATATTTAAATACGCTGAACATACATACAGAGGCTGGCATTAATGGGTGTATGTAGAGTGTTGAGTGCCCCCTCATCTACATAGGCCATCAAAACTTCAGGTAGTTCTGACAGTGCTATTTGCGTTACAGTTTGATCTTTAGTACAGGTTGCAAGCGAGTACTTAGGATACAAAGCAAAGCTACTCGTGTAGCCTTGCTAAAAGTTATATCACTAAACTTAGAAAGTTGTCAAGTCATCGAGCTTTTCCGCTCAAATCATAAACAAACTTACCACTACGCATCGCTTTAGCAATATCTTCTTGGTATTGTTCGTACTGCTTTGATGTTAGTTTAGCAACTTGTGATTCATAAATTACACCATCTGTATCATTATCAGACGGGGCAGACTTACTACTGCGAGTGCCAACTCCTTGAGCAGCACTAGTATCTTCTTTAGGTTTCTTAGCCTTAGTCAAACCCATGTCAGCTTTGTAAAGATCAATGGCACGAGCAGCGGAACGAGCATCGTTATCATTCTCATACAGAGCCTGTTGAATCCAAGAAGGCTGTTCTTCAGCCCATGCGTGAAACTCATCAGTATCACGAATCTTATCAAAGTCTGGATGCAAGCGATTGAGTTCAAGCTCAGCTTTCTCACGAGCCGTCAGTTTCTCACGTTCATCAAGCTGGTTTAGTCGAGCCTCAATAGCTGACGATTGTTCTTTTGCTTTCTTGATGGCAATGGTTTCAACAATCTTTGCAACATCTGGATAGGTCTTAGCCCATTCAGCAAGATCAGCTTCAGAAGTGGGAAGCTTAATTTGTTTCTCAGTGGACTTAGTAAGTTGTTCTTTCAACTCATCAATCTGCTTTTGAAAGTTTGTTTGCTGCTGTTGAGAATGACGGCGAAGATCACCATATCGCTTCTTAAAGCTTTTCTCTTCAGCGCTCAGCGAAGAGTCATCATCTTCATCAGTTTCTTCTTTCTTCTTATCAGAGCCTTCCATGAGGCGTTTCAGTTCAGCTTCTTCAGTTTCAATACGCTCACGATTTGCATTGCGTGAACCGAATGGAACGATTGCAGCCTTCTGTGACTTTTGTTCAAGAACTACTTCTGTCATAAATACCTTTTAAAGTTGGGGCTATCTGTAGCTAGAAATCTAGGGAGTAGGTAGCCAATAATGGTGGGAAGTTATTAAGTACCATCCAGCCCACCACTGGCTTTGGTATTCATATTATACATTACTTACGAGAAGCAAGTCCTCTTTTAGTTTTAACTGCTGGTTTGTTTTTCTTTGTAACGAAGCCGCCTTTAGCAAGTCCTTCTCCTGCCCCAATGCCACCGCCGCCATCTCCTGCGCCAGTAGTACCCCCACTGTAACCACTGTCACCGCCACCACCGCTTTCACCGGGATTACCAACACCAGATTGGGAACTAGTTTCTCCACCGGCTGGTGTACCACCCATGCCCCGTGAGCCGCCATTGTCTGTTGTAGTAGTATCTGGTGCAGGACCAAGGTCTGTTGTAGTAATATCTGGTGCGCTTACCGGACTAGTAGTTGCGCCAAATTGGCCGGTAGTAGCAGCCTCAATAGCATCTACTTCACCCTGACCAATGCTAGCGCGATCAGCAGCTTCGGATTTAGAGGCTGCTTCACGGCCAGCTTCTGCGGCAGCGGTAGCACTTGCTCCACCAATCACAGCGCTGGCAGCAGCTTGTGATGCAGCACCGATGGCAGCTTCTGAATATCCAGCAGCCGTGGCAGCAGCGGCAGCAGCGGCAGCAGCGCTAGCAGCTTGACCACCTGTACCACCAGAACCCGTAGTGGCAGTTGGCTGATCATTGTATCCATAGGTGCCAAAATTTGCACCCATTGTATCTGCAATTCCAAGATTCACAGCGGCTGCGTCTTTTGCATAGCCTTTATTTGCAAAGTCATTACCAAATCTAGCAGCAAGTCCAAGCATAGGAATGCCCGTTACTAATCCAACCACTGTACCAAGAATACTAGCTTGTGTATTAGTAAGGCCAGTAGTGGCAGCAACTGCTCTTCCCTCCGCATCAAAACTTGGGACAGCGCCGCCTTGTGTTGGCCCCTGTATTCCACCACTATCTCCACCACCACCGGTATCGACAGTGGTAGCAGCGGCGGCTTTTGCAGCAATACTAGCAGGGTCTTCTATAGTTGGAAGAATGCCTTTCTTGGCAATGTAACCAGCAGGAACAGCCAGCAATGGTTTTCCATTTACATGTGGAATATAGATAGTGTTACCAGACTCATTGGTCATGGTCACCATTTCAAACCCTTTAATGGGCGCTGACTTATATAAAGGCTCATTGGCGGGATCAACATACCCACCTTCAGCAAAGGCTGGTTCTTCACCGCCCATGTCTTCGTTCATAATGGAATCAACTTCAGCGCCGAATGTTTCATCATCCATCTCTTCAGACTTGTCACCACCGTGCAGAGCTTCAGCGTTAGCAACTTCTTCAGCGTTACCCATCTGCCCAATCTCTTCCATCTTCTTCAAGCCCTCTTTGGCTTTGTCGCGCATCTTCATAAGCGTAGAAAGACCAATGTATCGGACAACATCGGCAGGAATAACAAACTCACCTTCGCTCAACTTTGCATCAATGTCATCACGCACTTCTTCTTGCAAAGCACCGGGAGGTACATCATTACCAGACACGGGGTCTACAGTGTTGCCCTCTTGCATTACGCCGCCTTCAGCAAGCATGCGATCTGTTTCAGTTGTGTACATTGATTTCATCCTTCAGATATTTAAGTTGCCTTAATGCGCCAATTGCACCTTGTGCTTTAAAGACATCACTCATTTCACTTGACTGTTCCAGCTTACGCTGCTGCTGTTCAATTTGATATTCAAGCATTTCAACAAACGCATCCCACTGATGGGGAGTAGTGAGCATCCCCTTCAGCTTTGGTAGATATGTCTTATCGCTCATGCCATTGGAGCCTGTGGAGGTGCAGCAGAGAAGCCTTGTTCTCCGGGCACAGGAGCAGCGCCAACACCAATGTTGCCACCACCACCACCAGACATGTCAGCAACGCCCGGAGGGCCACCAACGCCTTGTGCTGGAACGCCACCAGCAGGGGGAGGTGCGGCACCTGATGTCTGTTGCAACAGGATGGCTTGCTTGGCTGCTTCTTCCATATTGTTGGTAACGCGATCAGGGTCTAAGTCCATGCTCTTAGCAATTTCACGAATGATGTATGGGAACTTAGCAAATGGCATCAAAGAGGGCTGACTAGCAATCTGCAAGAACTGCATCAAGCGCTGGCTGCGAACTTCGTTTGCCATCAAACTTTCAGTGCCACGGGCATTGACTTCCAAGTCGCCTTTAATCTCAGGGTCAAAGTCAAACTGCATGTTGAAGTTAAAGAACGCTTTACCCATTGGGCTAATAAGATAGTCATCAATGTTTTTAATGACAGTCTTTATCGAGCCACCGGCTGCGTTCATCAACATAGAAATGCCAGACGCTGTACGGCCTACACCAGACACTCCAGTTTGTCCGTGAGCAAATGATGGCATGCCAGTGGACTCATCGGCAAGCTGAC